AACTCCATTTCATTCTTGGCTTGTATTGCCATGTTTTCATCTGACTGAATGGTGCATACACCACCGACTTGCATCTGGACAAGGTGGGGCTGTAGTCGCATGACATGAGAGAAGAAGAAGTCTTCCATGTTTTGGGATTGTAATTCTTGTAATAACTTTTCGTGAGCCGCCCAAGTAATGCAACAATCCTTAACATTATACTCCCAGAACTGATCGATGTTTCCACCTTCACGCCAAGACTTGCCTTCATCTTTGTAGTAAGGATGATCAGTGTATTGTGCGGTAAGAAATCCTAAGTTGTGCGGGAGTGATGGGTAAAGTGTATGGTGTGCAAGTAATGTATCAAACCAAACTTTTGGTACATGAATTCTGTCTTTGTACCAGAGCCAGCCACAGTCAAATGATCCGTTCTGTGCTATTAGTTTGGATCTTTGATCAGATAACAATCGTTGTATTCTTTGACGGAGCAATCTTTCTTCATTAAGACTATATCTGTTTGTTCTAGCATCTCTAAAATTGATAGATATGCCTGTTCTTGAGTCATTGGCAAATCCGATACAAGCTGTCTCTCCTGACATGATCTCAATGTCAAATGCAATTGGGTGTTCACTGTCACTAAGTCTATCGAGAGACTCGATAGCTTCTCTGTAAGATGGGTTAATTGTTGTTCTAATGTCATGCCGTTTAAATCGTCCATCCATAACTCTCCTAAGTTTAGCAACATCAAACTTATAGAACGGCTCCATTTGTATGTTGCGGAGTACATGAGCAGGGTTATTAGTTATAATTGCTTTTACTTGTCGCCTACTCTTTCCTATAGCTACATCATAGACTGAACCACGCCAGTTAGTTATGCCTGACTCACCTATTAATGCGTGTAATGCCATGTTACCTAGCACTAATATGTACTTAATGTTGGGAAGTTGTTCTAACTCCCATTCAAGTAGCCCTTCCCAATGCTCTATCTCTACCCGCTTAACTGGATTACGTGCTTCAGTCTTAGTAGATAATGATACTTGTCTCTTAACTACGTTAGTTACGTAACAATCTTTACGAGATATATCTAATGGTTGTAGTACATCCCACAGTAACTTGCCGCTACCACCTACGAGTGGCATCTTCATCATAGCTTCACGTTCACCGGGAGCTTCTCCGATGATAACTATTTCACTATCTAATTTACCAGAACCTAAACAATCAACAGTCAACTGACAGGCTTTAGCTCTCTTAGTAAACTCTTGCATAAGCCATGCTTCAGTTACTTCGGGCATTATTATTCTCCTGTATCTCCTTGCCTAGACGAGCATAACCTTCGATGTCATCCCAATGATCAGGATTGTAAGATCCACAAAGTATGCGAGCTATCTTGTGTAGGATATTTAAAATAGCGAAGTGATGAGGTCTAAGTGATTTACTAGCAACAGTATTAATGACGATATTTACAAAGTTTATTCCTACTTCAAATGTTTTAGCTGCATCACCATGAGTTTTTTCACGCTCATTTAATAGCTTATCCACTTTATCTGTCATTTATCTCCCTCCTTATAGAGACTGCGAGACAAAGACTTCTGATCTGTGATGATATGCACATGCTCTTTAGCTCTAGTAACTGCTGTATATAAGTTCTTCCTATTCAACAGCCATGAACGAGATGAGTTCATAATATAACAGACACGGTTATACTCACTTCCTTGAGCCTTATGAGTTGTAATTACATAAGCTAGATCCAAGTCTTTTTGCGGGTTCATATAATACATTCCCCCTCTACCCTCCATCTCCAACGAAACAGGAATGTCTAGTTCTCTATCGCCAAGGTCTACTGTGATACTAGCATCAGCGTTTAGGGACTTGATGACTCCTGTCTCTCCGTTGAAAACTTCTAAGGGATAATTGTTGCTTGTATAGATAACCTTATCTCCCTCATACATTCTTATGTAATCTTGGTCATTCCACTTATGACGCTCAACTTCTGTATAAGGTTTACTAGTTGGATGTAATAAGTTCTGAATGCATCCATTCAAGGCTTCAGTCCCGACCCAACCAACTTTAGTAGGAGTTATCATCTGGTTTTGGATAATTCCATAGTCGATTCCATTTGCTAAACAGTCCTGAACAAATCCCTGAACTGTTTCAACTGGTTCACTAGTCATTTGTATACTGAAGTCAGGCTTACGAACTGGCATACCACCAAGAACAATCCTGTTAGCATTAGATATGATGTTACTATCTTCTTTTTGTCGGTGAATGTTTGTAAGTCTGATCCCGTCATACTTACTAAGCATCTTTAAGAAAGATGAAGGCTCTGCTTGTATTCTTTTGGAGGTTTCTATTGGTTGGAGTTGGTTAGCATCTCCAAACATTCTTATTATACCGCCATGAGGCAACGCATCGATCAGATTACGGTGCAACTCCACGTTGACCATAGCATATTCGTCAACTAGCACTGTATCGTAGTCAATTGGATTTTGTCTGTCTCGTTTAGGGTCTGTTGAGATAAGAGTTTTTCCAGTTTTCTCATCTCTTTCTCCCGGATGGGGGTACTCAAGTAACCTATGAATCGTCCGAGCCGGGATACCTGTAGCTTCTTGTATTCGTTTTGCTGCTTTGCCAGTAGGAGCGCACAGTACAACTTGGTGTCCTCTTGCTTTAAGAGTTTTATAGACATTCTCAAGTATCGTAGTCTTTCCAGTGCCAGCCGCACCCGTAACAGGTACGATTCGACGGCTAATATCGCAGCAAGCACCAATAGCTTTAGCCTGTGTTTCATCAAACTTTAATCCATTGTTCATTGTTATCCCCAACGGTTTGAGCCGTTGAGTTACTAAGTCTATGCTCTTTTAATTGTTGAGCGACTTGAACAGAACACCAACGGCCAAAGTTAGCTATCGAGATCCCTAGTTCCGCTGCTTCTTTTGCTAACATATCATATTCAGCATTAGTGCAACGGATTCTAAGGTTCCCACCTCTTTTACCAGTGGAATTGGGACCGAATCCTTTAGGAATTATGCTCGGAGTAGGTATCGATATCTTGTAAGGGGGATCGTATGACATCATCAAGTTCTTTCTTACGTTTTGCATGGGAGAATGAGATTACATTTGTGTGATCGTGACATTTGTTATTTGTATCTTTTTTACTTCCGCAATAAATGCAGAGGTTAGTTCTCCAATCGAACTTATGATTGCACATAGCACACATTCCTTTGTGTGTCAAATAGAAAGGTGGGGAGAGGTATGGAGGTTCAGTCTTTCCCTCTCCCCTATCTCTCAATCAGTATCGCTCTAATCGAGAGATATCTTTTTATAGATCGCGTTCTTGTATTGACCGCTTTCCATAATATCTAGGACATTTTCAGCACTCTTATATCCACCAATAACTTTAACATTGTCCTTGGAGATTTGCATAGGACTGCCTGTTTCGTCCATGACTTGCATCACCGCATATATAGGTAAAGTACGGCGTTTAATCTTGGCTTTATCTTCAGCCATTATACTCCCCTTATTATTAGAAGTTGAGTAGGTGGGAGATGGATTTCGGCTTTGCTAAACAGAGTTCCATCTCCCTATGAGGCAGGAGAAACCAATCAAACCTACCTCCCTATCTACCATTAAGCGGCAGATACCCTCGTAATTTCGGCACGAGTTGTACCTTCCCAAGTTGAATGAGCAACTTCAAGTTCAGCTTCAAGGCCGACCCATTCGTTGACATCAATCTTCTTAGATAAAGGCGCACCAATTGATTCAATAAATCGCTTAGTACCGAAACGAGAATTCGGATTGTCTTCAAGACCTACCCGACGATAGACAAGGATTTGTCCATCAGGATTCCCGTCTTCCCAATCAGCAGGGAATTGATCAGGAGAAATATGGAAAGAAACAGCGGCATATCGCGTGTCGCGTTGTGACATTTTCACTTCTGCTCCACGAACTACGCCAGTGTATTTTCCCGGTGGTAGTGGATCGGGAGCTTTCTGGTCTTTGAGATTGACACTGAATTCGACAATGCTATCGAGATCATCCATGTTTTTAGTTCCTTCTTTGTGTGTTGTTAATGAAAGGAGCCTATTATAGTTTTTTATTTCTACTATACAAGCCCCAAAATATAGTAGTTATTCTACCCACACACACAACATATAGATTGTGTGTCATTAAGGTAATTCTATCTTTTTGCCATCGTTTTTCACCCACTTATTATACCAATCTGCTATTCCCTCGCCTTCCCATGATTCGGGATCGAATGACCATGTAAAATCACTACTTTCGCTGGTTACAAACATCCGAGATTTCATGGGCTTGCGAAGGCGGGAAGATCTGATAGTGAGTTTTCGATTCTTCCCTGTGTCCTCTAAGTGCCATACTTCTGACAGCTTAATAGGAATTTCTGACTGCATTTTGCCGCCGACTAAAATACTAACCATGATAGCTCCACTTAATTCATCTTTTTGTGGTGCATCTTCATGTGCTACGAAGATTACATGTTTGTTAGCGGCTCCAGTTGTTCTAATTACAGACATAATCCCCTGCATAGTGTAGGAGTTACGTCTACCATATCCCTGTAGAGTTGGAGCTTCCATTGTTGCACCTCTAACTTGTGCTACTCCATGTTTAAGGGATAGTTCATTGAATGAAGTTATAGAATCGAAGACTACGG